CACCATAAAATAATAAAAAACACAAAAAGAATAACAAAACACGACATTCTAATAGTAGACATTAGCCCAAATTATAGTCCATCAAAATTAATGTTATCTGGCGAACCATATTTATTAAATTATAAAGCCACAATCCATGAAATATTAACACAACACCAATTTGTATATTTAGAATATATACCAAATCATGTAGGATTATGGATTTATAGTCATAACACAACCAAGACAACGTAATCACTATTATTATTTTATTAAAATTAGATTATATTATATTATATTATATTATATTTTAATATATTATAATATGAGCAATAGAACAAAGCATAGAACAAAAACTAGAACAAAGCATAGAACAAAAACTAGAACAAAACATATACAAAACGGAGGTACTATTCCCAGAACACTAGAAGCATTAACATACAATTTATCATGGGCGTCGCAAGCCAACGTAATAGACGGGTCTGAAGCAGATTTTGTAGAACAATGTAAAGAAAAAAAGAGAGATTGTTATAAAAAGGCAATAAAAAAAATAGGAGAGTTACATAAAAAACATAAATTTGACGTATTAGGTATTCAAGAAGTACAACACGTAGATTTAGTTACATCTATAATGAAAGAAACAACTTTAACAGGATGGTATAGAGGCGCAACATGGAATAGTATGGCAAAAGTATATTCAGGGTGCGCTCTTATTTGGAATACAGACACACTTGGAACAATGAAAACAGGTAAAACCATTAATCTAGCTAAACCAGATAAAGATAATAAATGCGATGCTAGAACTTGTTGCATTGTTACAACAAGTAAGGACATTAATCTTATTGTAGCACATTTTCCATGGATAAATAAGCAAAGCGACATATATGCAATAACTGAGATTATTAATGAACATATTTCATCTAACGGGCCTATAATTATTTTAGTCGACGCCAATGATGGTAATACATTAATTTCAAAAGACAATCCTTTAGTAATTAAAGATAAAAAATTATCACATGGACTATCACAACAGCAAGCTAAAGCACATTTAAAAACATGTTGTTGGCATAAAAAAGGTCACCTATATTCTCATTTTTCAGACACAGGCGATTATATATTAGCAGAAAACGTGTTTAAAATTGGCATTCCACCAGAAATGAAAACTCCGACCAATGAACAATCTGAAGAACACGATTTATATTCAGATCATATGCCTGTTTTGGCAACCATTGCATTATCGAGCGGACCATTAACAGAAAGACTTCGCACAAAAACTCGAATAATAAAAAATTATAATACAAAGATAGACCGCACTAGTACTAAGCAAGGAATTGCAGATTTAGCAAAATACGAAGCATCAACCAAAACTAAAGAGGAGGAGGGATCCCATTATAAGACTTTATACTAGACAAAGTCCTAAACACATTAACATAACACTAAACCAAAACGGACCAATAAGCTGTGCAATCATATAAATAATTCCTAAAATCATGGGAACATAAAACACAATAAGAACACCAATAAAAGCATCAGGAATAACATGAGATACCAACAACAAGACAACGATTAACGCAGTCCATAGAGCCTGCATCATATTAATATTATTTTCTGCGTTATAAAAAAAAAGTTATATTGCAAGCAAATCAATTTTTTTTACACAACGCATTACGCAACACATTACGTAACGCATTACACAACGCATTACATAATATTTTACATATTATAAAGAAATAAGCACATTAAACCAAAAAGCAGCCACATGTCACGACTAACGATCGTAAATAGCACATAAAACACAAAACCCACAATCGGAGCATAAAAGATTGTTAACGCAATGTTAAAAGCATCAGGAATAACATTAGAACACATCAACAATACAACCATTGACACAAACCACGCGTTCATAAGCATGTAATTCATATTTTATATGTTAGCTAATTAGCTAATAATAACATATAAAATATGAATTATAAGTAAATCAATTTTTTTTACGCACAAACAAAATAAAAATAAAAACAAAACAAATAAAAACAAAAATAAAACTTAAAATTGATTTTGAAAACAACTTAAAGAAACAACTCTATATAGAGTATAACAAAAAAACAAAAAAAACTTTTTACATGCTCTCATAGCTCAGTTGGTTAGAGCGTTGGTCTTATGAGCCGAAGGTCGGCGGTTCGAGCCCGCCTGGGAGCAATTTTTTTTTTATAGCTCTTGTAGTGTAGCGGCTATCACTGAGGACCTTGAATCCTCCAACCCCAGTTCAAATCTGGGCAAGAGCTTTTTTAATGCTGGGATGCCCGAGTGGTCTAAGGGGGGCGACTTAAGATCGTCTATCGAAAGATGCGTGGGTTCGAACCCCACTCTCAGCATTTTTTTTCTGCTCCGTTAGCTCAGTTGGTTAGAGCATACGACTGTTAATCGTGAGGTCACTGGTTCGATCCCAGTACGGAGCGTTTTTATTATTTTTTATTTTTTATTTTTATTTTATTTTTATTTTATTTTTATTTTTTTAAAAAATAAATATAAAAATAATATGTAATAGTTTTTACATATTATTTATAAAGTTTCTATTTTCTTTTCCTAGATTTTATAGCCTTTCTAGCCTTCCTAGATTTTATAGCCTTTCTTTTATGACGCAAAGTTTTCCCTTGTGCCAAATCAAGCATAGAATTTCTGATTTCAGAAGATAGATTAATTTGTTGTATTCCATGCTGTAGTTCATATTGTGGTCCATATGGAATAATAACAAAAATATCTTTTGTTGCTATATCAAAATATAACTGTATTGCATAAGACGATTTTCCAGAACTCATTCTTTCGTCGGGATAGAGGTCTCCATTATCATCAATCGCTTCTACTAAATTAGTTAAATTAGTTAAATTTAACCAATTCCAGCGTTGCTCATTATATGCCAATGAATAATAAATGTAAATTAAAACAATAAATATATCTACTAGTCTTAAATCATGATAGACAGGATTATGTCTTATAATATACCCAAAGGCCAGGATCTTAATTCGTTCATTGCGACTACAACAAATCTTAAAGTGCACAAACTGTTTGTCATCAGCCCATTCTGCCGTAATGTCATCATATTGTTCTGCAAAATAAACTTCAACTTTCTTTATAAGTTGAATATATTCATTATTATCATATTTTTCCATTTATATATATAAACAAAATAATAAACAAAATAAAAAACAAAAATAAAAATAATAAAAAACAACTTAAAGACTTATATACAATCATATAATAGCATAAGTCCGTGCTATCATTTTTTTAAGCCCCTGTGACGCAATTGGATAGCGTGCCAGACTTCTAATCTGGAAGTTGCGGGTTCAAGTCCCGTCTGGGGTATTATTATTATTATTTTAGTTTTTATACTAACTAAAATAATAACAAATAACAAATAACAAATAACAAATAACAAATAACAAATAACAAATAACAAATAACAAATAACAAATAACAAATAACAAATAACAAATAACAAGAAAAAAAACACACAACAAAACACACATGCTACTAGCATTTAGCACCCAACAACATCAGCCCAGCGCTTGCCAATCATCGATTTGAAACCAACCCCCCAAATGATCGTCTCCTTGTCAAAATCCAGCTCCTCAGCAACGCAAGCCTCAGCAACGCAAGCCTCAGCAACGCAAGCCTCAGCAACGCAAGCCTCAACACTGTCATCACATGCATCCTCGCAAATCTCCTCATCCAAGCAAGCAAAGGCACCCCTCTTTAAAGGAACTTGAACAGGAACTTGAACTTGAACACGCAGAGGCCTGACGTAAGCCTTGGTAGCAACAACAGGATTACCAGCACTCTTGCAATACTTGGTGGTGTGACCAAAATATCCGCACGTCCGGCACTTGGTATTCAGCAAAAGCGGACACACAACATTGGACGCACTGTCCCTAACATTGTGGGTCTTGTAGTCCGACTTGGATGCATCGAAGCAAACTTTGCAGAACATAGCGATTGATTGGCTTTGCTTTTATTTGCTTTGTGAAGACCTGAAACCAAGAAAAAAAATAACAAATCAATTTTTTTCAACACTAACAACAATTGGCTTAATTTCCCGTAGATCCATAACCACCACTAGCTCTAGCATTATTTACGCCTAGCACAGAAATAGCGTCAACAATAACAACCTTCATCGGCAAGCCAATATTTGGAGGACAAATTTGCATATACCTATGACCCTTAACAAAATTAAAATTAGATCCCTTAATATCAAAATATGCTTTAATAGCACCACGATAACCCGAATCAATAATTCCAACATTATTAGCAAGCCTTAAAGGTGTCTTCACTGGAGTACTAGACCTCATATATAAATAATATCCTACAAATTTACCTTTATAAGTCATAGCACATGAAATTTTATGATCTAACATATAACTGCTAATGCTAAAATCTTGCCACTCAATATTTTCAGGACAAAATAAATCAAAACCCGAGTCGTAACAATTTACAAATTTATTTTCTTCCACCTCTTTCTCTGTTAATAAATTAGAGCTATTACTTTGCAAATAACTGTCAACACTAGCATTATGTTTATTACTACTATCTTCATACATAGTTTTTAACACACTATTTTCTTCAGTTTCGGCATCATGTACATAAATATATAACTTGTAATAATCACCATCATTAACATCTGGTTTAACACTTAATTCCTGATTAGCACCATAATCCTTATTATAATCTTCTAAATTCTGTAAAGCGCTTGCCATTAAATAATGTGACATAGCTGAACACATGTTAAATATATAACATTTAGTTTTTATATTTCAATTTTTTTTAAATATTATATAAAAATTGAAATATAAAACATAAATGTAAAACAATACTATTATTTTGTATATAAAACAATGCTGCTCTCAAATAGCGATCACTCATTTATTAATTATGCCTTTAACGAGGCTCTAAAGTCGCCCGTGCTTATGCGTCATGGAGCTGTAGCGGTTGTAAATAGGAAAATTATGGGACGCGGTTACAATCATTATAGAAGTCACTCCAGGGACAACTTTATTGTTAATTCTTGCACATGTCATGCAGAAATAGCGTCCCTTCGTAACATGTTCCATACTTGTAGTAAACAAAGTAGTTCGCTAAAAGGCGATCACCGAATATTCAAATATGAAGAATAAAGAGCAAGATTATATAAAAAAACTATATAAAAAAACAACAATATATGTGGTGCGTTGCGACAATAACAATAATCTTTTAGATTCCACTCCTTGTATTAATTGTTTAGCCACACTATTAGATTTAAATATAAAACGTATTGTATTCAGTCATAAAGACAATACATTTATGAGTTGCAACCCAAAAGATTTAACAATAAACCATGTTAGCTCTGGGGCTAATTATCTAAAAAAACTATCTAGCATTAACAAAAATAATAATAACAACGCTAATAACACTAATAACACTAATAACACTAATAACACTAATAACACTAATAAAAAAACAGCATTAGCATTAGCAAGCATTAGCAAGCAATAACTTTAGCATCAACCGGATTATATAGATTACAAGCAGCTTTTTTATTAAATAAGGTTCCATCATTATAATAAATATCATAACCCGGTGTAAATCCATTAATAAAATTATTATCCTTTACCGAGTTATTGCACTTTATTAAATATTGTATTCTAGCATTTGAGGACGCAATTCTATTTACTTTATTTGCACATGACACCCATGTACTAGCTCCATATAACTCATTACCAGACAATTCATTTAAATATTCTGTTTTATCTATAGCACAACCGCTTTTAACACCATCAATATACGAAGATTGACTGCGATTTTCACTTCTAAAATGCTTATTTAATGGATTTGTAACCAAAGCATAGTTAACATCTTTATAACATTGCGCCGAGTTATTTGAATTCATTTTGCTATTCAAATAACCTTTTGCAGTTTTAACACTTAAGCCTTTAGTATTTTTATCACCATAATCATTATTAGCACAACATGAATTTTCAGAAATATTACTAAAAGGATCATTCCTTGTTAATGTATTACTATTTCCAATATAACCATGATTAACATATCCATTTAAAGAAAACATTTTATTAGAAGACACTTTATTAAATTTATTAGCATACTTTTTTTTTAACATAGATCCACCAGATCCGGCATAATTGTTATAATTAGTATTTACACAATATTTAGCATTAGCACAATAAGACATGTATATTATGTATAATATATAAAATAATATAAAATAATATAAAATAATATAAAATAATATAAAATAATATAAAATAAAATATTATATTTATTCCGAAAAAATTGACTTAATTGTTATAATTATTTTATTTGTTATTAGAAACTATAAATGAGCGCAACTTATTCAGCAAAAATTCAAAATAGTCATGTTATTAATAACACAAAGCAGCCAACTAAATTAATAACAACTGAAAATTATTTGAAAAATGGTTATTCACTAATCAAAAGAAATCCATTTACCAAAAAAATAGAAATCTCATATTCTTCTAATTATGATGCTCTGAACAAAGAGCGCGAACAAAAAAGATACAAACAAGGAATTGAAACAATGATAAGTCGTTGGAATAATTATAGAGACGAAGTTAACGCTATATTAGGAGATCTTTCGCCTTATGCCAATTATAAAGAAACAATACGGAAAATGGTAGAAGAAGACAATTACATTTTAGAAGAAATACACAAACATAGTCATGTTAATAGTAACCATGAACACGACAGTGATTATAATTCTGAAGGAGAAGACGCTAAATATTTATTGTCCTAAATGTTTATTAATATGATAAAAAACAAGTTTTTATTTATTTTTTTAACTATATTTATAATGTTCTATAGTGTAGAAGATAGTATAGAAGATAGTATAGAAGATAGTATAAGAGCTTTTGAAGATGACATAACAGCTTTTGAAAGTAATATAGTACAATTAAGATTATTAGTACTATTTATAGAAAACGAAACATTCACAAATTGTATTGAAAAAAAAATAAATGTAACAAATAAACAACTATCAAGCAACGAATTAAAACATTATATACAAAATATCAAAGAGCTAAAAGGCTATAAATTACAATATTTATTAAATTTTACAATAGAAAAATCCCCACGCGAATTATATGAGTTATTTAACAATACAAATGTAAACAATCCAAATGTAAACAATACATACAATTTAACTAGTATTACAAATTCAACTTTTGAAAATTTAAATATTGAACAAAACAAATATAGCAAAAATGTATGTTTTACAACCATGAACACGTTAATTATTGTGGCAAATAAGAATAATAAATACTATATAAAGAGAAATTGCGTATTAGCAAATCATAACACTTCAAGAAAAAACATAAAATCATAAAATCATAAAATCATAAAATCATAAAATCATTTAAAAAAAATATAAAATCATAAATACATATATTATAATATGTATAGCAACATTGAAAATATTGTAAACCGAATATTTCACAATTATTACGATAACAGTATAAACATTATGTCTAATAATATTTCCAATAATATTTCTAATAATATTTCTAATAATAATAATAATAATAATTATAATTATAATAATGCAAATTTTTCTCTTTTAATGGAGAGATTATTTGATAATAGCAGCAATTATTTATCATACAGCAATGATTTATTAAACAATGATTTATCATACGACAATGTTTTAATAACCAATGAATTAATGAGCGATGAATTAATGAGCAATGATTTATCATACAACAATGATTTAATAAGCAATGATTTATCGTACAATGTTTTATCATTTTTAACATATAACATTTTTCCACGTAACTATGATTATTATAACACTAGCGAATACAACGATTTAGCCCCAGGTACTTATTATACAAGAAGATATTCATTTGTAGATTTCATGAGAACACTATCACAAAACAGCACAACACAAGAGCACACATTTTTAGAAAATTTCATAAATAGCACATTTGATAATAACAACACAAAATTCAAAAAAGTAATATGTGATGATGAATTAGAAAAATTAAAACCACAAAAATTTACAAAAAAAACAGAAACTGAAACAAACTGCCAATGCCCCATTTTATGTTATAACTTTGAGGAAAACGAAGAAATAATCAAATTACCATGCAATCATAATTTTAATTGTGAAGCTATACTAAAATGGTTAACACAGGAATCGAATACTTGCCCCGTATGCAGATATGAATTTGATTATAAAGAAATAAATAATGATAATAAGAGCCAAGAAACTACCCAAGAAACTACCCAAGAAACTACCCAAGAAACTACCAATACTAATTATGACGAAGATTTTACAGACCTAAACAATAACAACAACATAATAAGTGAAGACGAACTACTTTTACAAGAAATATTACTATTTAGTTATTCAAATAGCAACACTAGCAACACTAGCAACTAACATTCTTTATATTCATTCTTTATAATCTTTAAAAAAGAATATAAAGAAAAAAGCAAGCAAAACATTAAAACTTTATAGAAGAATGTTTTACTGTTTCAAATAGCGACTGCGAACATAGTAAATTAAAATTTAAAAAAGCAAATTTCTTGTAAAACACAATTTTTATACTTATATTTTGCGACTTCAAAAATTTTACAAGCGCACTAATAAAATCAAGCCTAATTGTATTTTTCGCAGTTTTCAAATCATAGTTTTGAATAAAACTTATAATAAATTTATATAACTCCAATACTTCACCAATTTTTAAACGCATAGCAGGGTCCGGATAAATAACCTTTTTATATAATTGTATAAAAAATTCTATAATCTCTTGCTCCTGATTATTCAAGAAAAAGCGAGCACGTTCTCCGCCCCGCTCTATTGTTTTAATATCTTTTAAATGATATAAATACACTAAATTAATAGTTAGACTATATAAGTCATTATATGCATAGACGTAATCTAACAAATATTTAACAATGCTATTATATTTAGGATACTTGTGCTTATCTAAAAACTGATAATAAAATCGGGCTAACGCTTTTTTATAGTCACTCATTTCATCATTATTAAAAAATCTACTAATTTCCTCATTATCAATCATGCTATTATAAGTATCAGCAATAAAGTAATTTATTGCTTCTTTTGATACAGCATTATTATCATTATTATCATAAATTTCCATAGTAAAGTCTTCTAGCTTATTAAAAATTATAAAACTAATAAATCTTTTTTCAATATTAAAATGATAACTATCATTTCTATAATCAAACGTAAATTTTTTAATATATTGAAAATCAATATAATCTTTACTTAATTTGTAACAATTATTAATATTAAAAGATAAACCAAAGTCAATAATAATAGGATTATTATTTTTCAAATTTATTAGTATATTACCCATATGTAAATCATTATGAATAATTCCAACCTTATTTAATAAGCTCACTGAATATAATGTCTTATAAATGTGATTTAAAATATTAAAAGTAAATTCAAAATCATGATCAATATAATAATCTTTGATCGTGTAACTTTTTATATATGGCGAATACATCAAAATATATTTATTATTTACAATACTATTGTTATAATTTACACGATTTACATGATTTCCATGATCAGCATGATACGCAGCATGCGCATTTTCTTCATTATACTCCTCAAAAAGAATATTACATTTTGCAATATCTAAATGTGATTTTTCTAGTGTGTTAAATGCGACAATACAAAATTTAACAATTGGACTAAAATATTTCTTATAGTTTGCAATATTATTTTTTATATAAATTCCAATAGACTTCTCATTGTCACTATAAAAGTTAATGTCTTGTATTTTAGTAATTAATCTTTTTTTATTTTGTTTTCCCGCACAACTAATGCCCGGATAATAAACACAGCCATAACTTCCTTCTCCTAAAAATGTAGATCTTGATGTTAAAGTTGGAGCGTCGGCTTGATATATAGACATACTTATTATATGTTATTATATAATTTATTATACTTATAATTTATTATACTAATTTATTATACTAATTTATTATACTAATTTATTATACTAATTTATTATACTTATAATTTATTATACTTATAATTTATTATACTAATTTATTATACTAATTTATTATACTAATTTATTATACTAATTTATTATACTAATTTATTATACTAATTTATTATACTTATAATTTATTATATTACATGTCAGACTTAGCACCACAAAAAACATACTTATATTTATTATATAATGAAATTATATATGATCCAATACAAGCGCTATACTACAATATATTAACATTAAATAAAAACCCAGAAGGATTATTAAAAACATACACAAAGTTAACCTCACTAACTAAACCTTCATCACGTGATTTAATAACAACACAATGCGCATTTGTTATAAAGAAAGATTTATTAACTGCTAATTCAAATTCAAATGCCAATTCATATAATCTCTCTTATAGCAACATTTTAACTTTAGATGATCTAAATGAATTTACTGAATTTTTAATAAATAATAATTACGTAATAACTGATTACAATAACAACAACAATAACAACAATAACAACAATAACAACAACAACAACAATAACAACAACAATAACAACAACAACAATAACATCAAAAAAATAATATATTCATTTAAAATTACTTTATAACACAATATAAAGAAAAATTGAAAAATTAATAAATATTATAAATAATTTTATAATATTATAATTATTTATATTATGGACGTTAATGTTACAAACTACGAAGACATAATTCAAAATTTAAAATCAAAAAACAATACTATCAAAAATTACATAGAAACATTAAGCCCGCTTGAACATAAAGCACTAGCAATTTCTATTAGAGAACTTGAAACGTCATTTTCATTAGAAAAATCAATAGGTTACATTAATTACACAAAGCAAGCAATTAAGCAAGCAAGCAATTAAGCAAGCAATCAATCAATCCCATAAAGCATAAATATGACTAAACTTATTAACCCAAAAATCAATGCAATAATCTTTTCGCTATTTATTTTTTCCTGAAATATAAAATATCCCATCAAAAACAAAATAATAAAATATATTAAATGCCATATAATATTCAATATTAATATATTGCCATAATGCAATAATTGATATATACAAAAACCCAATAATGCATACATTGATACTCCAAAAATTAAATATTTATTACTAAAATCCTTTTGCTGTATTTTTTTAAATAAATATTGAGATGCAATAGATAACAGTGTTATTAAAAATAAATACACATAAAAATAATTATCTATTTTTAAATAATTTTTTTTCATACTTATAAAATATATATAAATAATATATTAATAATATATTAATAATATATTAAAATTTTTGAAACTGTTTAAACTCTTTAAAGCCAATATGTGTTTTATATAATTCACATGTCTTAATACTAATTTTTTCTTCTTCTTTAACAATTGAAAATGTAATACATGAACAATCATTATTAATACTATCACTATCACTAATGCTATAACTTATTTTATATTTATTAATTTCACAATAGCTATAAAAATCCTCAATAGTGCCTTTATATTTATATTTATTTGAAACATATTCAACGTCATCTTTTGAATTAGTGTTTTTATTCAATTTATTATAAAAAATGCAACTTTCTTTTTCTTTTTCCTTGACAGCATCAACGTCAGCATCATTAGCATCAACATCAGCATCAGCATCAGCATTATCATCAATTATTTCACAATCAAGCCCGTAATCATAATTTTCACATTTATCAATATATATATTTTTACAGTCATTTTTTACAACAAAAATCCGCGACACAACGTCCAAATAGGTAAAATCAATAATATTCGATTTTTTACAATAATATTCAAAATTTGAATAATCATAATTATAAGTCATAATTATTTCTCCTTTTGGAGTAACAAGTTTAACATATTTATATTTAAGCGAATTCAAAAAATCCACACCTAATACAGAACTTTTCAACGCATTAAACTCGTCTAAATATTCAAATAAATAAGGATCATAGTCATATAATTCTTTATTTAGATTATACTTGTCGACAAATTGATTTATCATACTTGAATATACATAACGCGAAACAAACGCAACTGAAGAGAATAAAGAGGAAACAAAAATAAAAAGAAGGATCAGCATATTAAATATATTATTAAAATTTACAATATTAAATATAATTTTTGCATATATATATATTTGCTCATTATTCATAAATCCATACCTAAATCCATAAGCCGTATCATAATAGTCCATACTATTATAATCACAAACAATAACAGAATATTTATCAAAATGATTTAAAGAGTTAGAGAGATTGGAATAAGCACAGCTATTGCTATAACCAAGATCAAGCATAAATGTAATAATAATAATATTATTACTAGCTATTATTTAAATAATGTTATTATATTAATTAAATAACAATACAAAGAATATATAATCAATATATAATCAATATATAATCAATATAATAACATGTGTTACTCTATTTCAATTATAACGGACCTTAAAAATACAAATCAAATTTCATACAATAATGAACTATTAAAAAATATAGCATCAAACATCCCAAATTCATTATTATATAACGATTATGAATTAAGCGGTATAAATAACTACGTAAAAAATAATTATTGTAGCACAATCATCGAAATAAATAGCGAAGACAATGATGCAATAAATGCTATAGTTAATATTATAGAATTAATAATACATATAAAAGAACTAGCTATTGAATATATTTATAATGATAATAAATTAATATATTGTTCTAAGAAATATATTAATAATCTTGATGCTAATTTACATAGCAAAAAAGATATACTGCAAAAAATAGAAGAAAATAAAAAGCATATTGAATATAATACAATTTTTAAAGCTCTTAAAGTATATAAATCACTAAAATAAATTCTTATTTCTTATTTCTTATTTCTTATTTCTTATTTCTTATTTCTTATTTCTTATTTCTTAGCTCTTTTCCTTTTATGAGTTCGGTTTCTCCTTCTTTTCTTACGTGTATGCATCTTATGACTTAATTTAGGATTTGGGTTAGGCGCAGTTTCAGCAATAGCATTTAGAGCTGAGAAATTAAATAGTTTGGAAGAAATACCATTATGAGGCAATGCTCTCTTTTTTGTTTTTTCTTTTGACTTTGAACCAAATAATTTCTTGGGCATAAGCGTAGCCATTTTCTTAGGAATAGTTAATGCTTTATTTACTACTCCATGCTCCTGCTTTAATATATCAAAAAGAGATTGATTTTTAGAACTCATTTTTTTCATATAACCTTGCAATGTGTCTTCTTCTATTTTATTCACTATACCATTATCATTAAACATACCCATTATTTTTTTACCTTTCTCTCTCTTACTATCTACATCAACAATATAATCTTTATGTACAATAGGTTTTCCATTTAACATACTCAACATTGAACCACTGTTTTTTATTTTTATATTCATTACACTATTACTTAATATAGTATAATAAAATAAAAAAAAACAAATCAAAAAAACAAATCAAAAAAAAACAAATCAAAAAAACAAATCAAAAAAAACAAATCAAAAATATAAAAAATTGACATTAAGTAAAAAAGTTAAAGATTTAACCTATACTAATAATAATACTATGTTTGGCGGAAGCAATATTATAGAATTCATGAAAGTTCTAAATGAGCTTTCAATAATAATGAAAAATAAAGGCGAAGTTTTTAGATCGTTAGCATATACAAAAGCAATAAATGAGCTTAAAAAATATATGTCATCGGAAAACGCTAGTCCTATTAACTCAGCACACGAATTAAAATCACTAAATTTACCAAATATAGGCAAAACAATTCTGGAAAAATATGAAGAATTTCTAAAAACCGGAACATTAGAAGCAATCGAAAAAGAAAGAGCCAATCCAATAAATATTTTTGCAAACATATACGGTATTGGTCATGTAAAAGCCAACGAATTAGTAAATTCAAAAAATATTAAAACATTAGATGAACTTAAAGAAAAACAAAATGAATTGCAAGAAAATAAATTACCATTATTAAATAAGAAGCAACAAATAGGTCTTAAATATTACAATGATTTATTAAAAAGAATTCCTAGAACTGAAATTAACGAATTTAAATCATTGTTTAAATCTAAATTCAGAGAAACAATAATTGAAAATGGCGAATTAGAAGAAAATCATAAATTTGAAATTGCGGGCAGTTACAGACGAAAAGCAGAGAATTCAGGAGACATTGATTTAATATGCACGTCTTACAATAATAATAAAACCGTTTTTACTAAATTCATAGAAAAATTATTTTCAAAAAATATATTAATCGAAGCATTGTCAAGTGGAGAAACAAAAACCCTAACAATAGGAAAATTATTAAAAGAAGGATCTATTCCGCGCCGATTAGATTTCCTATATGCCCCACAAGAAGAGTACGCTTTTACATTACTTTATTTTACAGGATCAAAAGATTTTAACACCGCCACAAGACAACATGCCTTAAATCTAGATTTAACATTAAGCGAACATGGATTTTATAAAGTAATACACACAACAAAAGCAAAGCAAGAAAAAATTCAAAATTTATTATTCAAAACAGAAAAAGACATTTTCGATTTCTTATGTATGGAATATAAAGAGCCACAAGACAGAATAGACGAGCATTCAGTAATTTTAACCTTACCTATTGAAGAAATAAAAAAACATA